CATGCAGTTTATCCGCAGACATAACAAACACCCTATCCCCTCATAAAACCCCCCATACCAGAACTACCCTCTTTAGTTCGTACCCTTTCCCCCCACCCCACCCCCGCCCATTAACCCCCCAATGCGCATATGACCAAGCAAGCATATGACTATTCACCCATACCTGCCCGCACGGGGGCCGGGGGGGGGGGGGGGTTCAGTTGGGGTGGGGGGTAGCATAATTGAGATTGATCCATCAGCCTCTTTAAAAAAATTACAAACTGCTGGCCCGTCTAACGCTGTCCGTAGCTGAGGTTAGTTTACGCGTGTAGAGGCTTGAACAGTGGGCGCGTTAAGATAGTTGCTACCAAAGATGTTGTAAGGGACGGGGGAAAGGGTGCAAAGGTTACGAACTAAATAGGGGAGTTCTGTAATGTGGGTTGTTACAAGGAGATAGGTTGTTTGTAATGCCCGCGAATAAACTGCTTGTATAACTGCTGGGGTGTGGTAGAACTAGGTATGCCCAAGCGAAACATTAGTAACTTAGCCAAGTCCGTAGCTGCCAATGCGGACAATGTTGGCAACTACTTGGAACGGCGTGATCCAGCTTTGGCCGTAAAGGCTCTGGAGATGTTGGCCGAAGGGGAGAGTTTTAATGCCATTAACAAGAAGCTTGGGATGAAGTGGGAGACTGTGGCTAGGCTTAAGGCGCGGCACAAGATGGCTCTGAATGAGCGGCGTGCTTCCTTGGCAGAGGATGCCCTTGATATTGTCGAGGGGCTTCGTCTGCTCCAGAAGGAGAAGATGCGTATGCTGGCGGAAGACCCCGAGCAGTTGGCTAAGACGAACATCCGTGACCTTACGCTTCCGTGGGGGATCGCTAATGATAAGTTCCTTTCGGCTATGGGGGAGAACAAGGTTGTTGTGGAGCATAAGAGTGGTGCCCCGAGTTTGGAGGACGCAATGAAGGCTATTGAGGAAGCTAGGGCCAAGATGAAGCTGGCGTCCATTGAGACTGTCGTTAACGAGATTAAGGAATGAGCCTGTCGTGGGAGAAGCATGAGGTGCTTAAGCCGCCGAGTGACGCGGAGCTTGCCTCCATGTCGCCGGAAGACGTGCTGAAGCTGCACGCTGTCTACCATGCCGCCATTGCCAATAGCAGGCGAGACAACTACCGGTATGGGTGGAAGCTGCCACATTGGAAGGATGCCGAGGAATTGATTTCTACGCACTCTGAGCTTCTGGTGAGTGGTGGAAATCGCTCAGGCAAAACTTGCTGGGCAGCCAATGCCATTGTCAGGGCAGCAGTGGAGAATAGCCAGTCCACGATTATGTGCTTTGCGCAGAATGCTGACGTGTCCATTCGGCAGCAGCAGAGCGCCATCTATGACGCCTTGCCAGAGGAGTATAGGGTGAAGGTGCTGGGCACGGAGGAGAACATCTCCTACACGCGGAAGAACGGCTTTAGCAAGTCGAGTCTCATCCTGCCCAACAGCAAGAGTTCAATCATCTTTAAGACGTATGCCCAGTTCCTGAACAACGACACCATCCTTGAGGGTGCTGAGTTGGGATGCCGCGATCCTAAGTGGCTTAACATCGGGGCATGGTGCGACGAGTATTTGATTGGGCCTGAGCTTCTGGCTACGCTGCGCTTCCGCTTGGCTACGCGCAACAGCAAGCTGGTGGTGACGTTTACGCCGGTGGATGGCTACACGGAGGTGGTCCGTGACTACGTGCAGGGCGCTGAGACGCTGCGTACAAAGGAGGCTGAACTGCTGGGTGGCAGATCAGTGCCCTATCTGCAACGGTCTAGGAACCGGGATGCTGGCATCATCTACTTCCACAGCAAAGACAACCCCTTTGGCGGATATGACCGTATCTCCAAGGACTTGGCTGGACGACCGGAGAATGAGATTCTCACTCGTGCCTATGGCATTGCCACGAAGTCCATGTCCACGAAGTTCCCCAACTTCTCGCGGGAAGTGAATGTCATTCCCCATGAGAAGATGGACCTCAAGGGCAAGACCAAATACATGGTGCTTGATCCTGCTGGGCGTAAGAACTGGTTCATGTGCTGGGTTGCCGTGGATGAGAGCGACACTTGGTTCGTCTATCGTGAATGGCCTGATGGCAATGTAGGGGATTGGGCTAAGTGGCATGGCGGCAAGTGGTCAGGCGGCGAGGCAGCTAAGGGATTGGGCTACGGCATCCGTGACTACGTTGACCTCATCACCAGCATGGAGTCCGAGACCAACGACACCATCTTTGAGCGGTTGATTGACCCACGGCTAGGTGCTGCCAAGTACCAGACGCAAGAGGGTGCCTCGTCCATCATCGAGGACTTGTCGGATGCTGGGCTTGTGTTCATTCCTGCTCCCGGCATTGACATTGAGGACGGGCTGCAAGCCTTGCAGACTAAGATGTCCTACAACAAGAAGAAGCCTATTGATTCGATGAATAGGCCGCATTTTTACGTCTCTGACAGATGCCAGAACATCATCTCGGCATTGCAGGAGTACACCGCTGAAGGCGGGCAGGATGAGGCATGGAAAGACCCCATTGATGTAATACGCTATTTGGCAGTGAGCGGAGTCGGATATGTTTCTCCAGACTCTATGAAAACCAAAACCCAATCCCGAGGCGGCTACTAATGAAAAAAATCAAACCCAAGGTTAAAGCTCCCATCGAAGATGTGGTTGCTATTGTTGAACCCGTAATCGTTCCCGTTGTTGAGGAACCAAAGCAAACCAACATCTTTGCCGCCAAGGTGCTAAAGCAAGCCAATAACCCTCAGTGGGTCTATTGCGTTGCTGTTGGCCAAGACATTGGACGCATTCATGTTGCTATTCCACGTCGCCTAACCGACAAGCTTGTTGGTAAGAACATCCAAGTTGAAGCAATCTCAGACATCACCGGCACATCCTATCGTTATGTTGAAGGACAACCACATTGATCCTACAACAGACAAGAAATGGCTATTGAGTCATTCTGACAGGCTCATTGCCTACGAGTATGCTGTAACGGCAAAGAAGAATAGCGCAGTGGAGATGTTTCCCGACGAACTTGCCGACAAGATTGGGCGACCCAAGGAGTACGTCACCAACATCATAAAGAACGCCATGTCTCACGCAAAAGCGTGCTATCATAACAACCAACACTATGCAAGAAACAAAGTCTCAGCACGCTCTCACATTTGTTGACCAAGACGGTCCTGACGTTGTTGTGCTGCGTGGGGCGTATGATCGAACGCTCACTGAGCTTTCCAGCTATTTTACCCAGTGCATTAGCAGCGGGGACAACCGTCGTTGCAATTGGCCGGGGAAGTCTGCGGATATGCGCAAGCATGGTGCTGATGCTTTCCCGTGGGAAGGTGCGTCCGACACTGAGGCACGCATCATTGACGAGCGCATCAACAACTACGTTTCGTTGTTCATGGCGTCGTTGGCTCGTGCAAACATTCGGGCCTATCCCACTGAGCACTCCGACACTGGTCGCGCACGGGTGGTTAGCGCATTCCTGAAGTGGATGGTGGCGTCCTACATCCCTCGCTTCAAGGAGGAGATGGAGCTTGGGGCCAACTACTTCCTTGAGCGTGGCCTGATGATTACGTACATCGGCTGGGAGCGTGTTGAGAAGAAGTATCTCCAGAAGATTGACCTCAACCAGATTGCCACCAGTTCGCCAGACTTGGCGCGTCTCATCATCGAGGGCAAGAATGACGATGATGTCATTGCCATGTTCAAGTCGGTCTATCCCGATCTTGTGGACAAGCGGGCCAAGAAGGCTTTGAAGGAACTCCGCGAAAAGGGTGTTGGCGAGATTCCTATTAGCCGTCTGTCGGTTGATCGTCCGTTCTTGCAGACGTGTGCCCCTGACGGCGACGTGTTCTTCCCGTCCTACTGCATTGATCCCCAGCGTGCTCCCTTCGTTTTCTATCGCACGTTCCTGACGGTGCAGGAAGTGTTGTCCCGCGTCACTTCCGATGGCTGGGATGAGTCGTGGGCGGAATACATCTGCTCCAAATATCGTGGCGTAAACACCTACAATCTGGAGAGCGTCTATGGCACTCGTGGCACGTCTACGACCCGCTATCGCCAGCAGTACAACGCCAACGAACTCATTGAGGTGGTGTACGGCTTCCAGCGTCTGATTGACTCTGAGGATGGCTCTGAGGGCATCTACTGCACCATCTTTCATCCCAAGTGGTCTGGTGACCCCAAGGTAAAGGGCTACGCCAAGTTTGAGCTTCTGAACGGCTACAACGACTACCCCTTCGTTGTCACCCGTCTGAGCAATTCATCCAAGCGGATGTACGACATTGAGACGTTCTCGGACCTTCTTCGTGGGCCACAGGATCAGGTGAAGGCTGAACGCGATAGCCGCACTGACCGCAACAGTCTGGCGACTCTGCCGCCAATTCTGCATCCTCCCGGCAATGCTCCGTCGGACTACGGCCCCGGTCGTTACATTCCTATCCGGCGTGCTGGTGAGATTAGCTTTGGGCCTACGCCTCCGTACAACCCCGGTTCCATTGAGATGGAGCGCACGATGATTGGTGCAGCCGACAAGATCGTTGGGCTTGCCGTTGACGATCCCCTGTCTTCCATTCGCCAGCAGTACTTCGTCAACAAGTTCCTGTCGCACACGCAGGACGTCATCAAGATGGCGTTCAAGTGCTATCAGCGGTTTGGCCCAGATCAGGTGTTCTTCCGCGTCACTGGCGTGGCTGATCCCATGCAGTTTGAGAAGGGCAATCCTGACGAGGACTTCGACATCAAGATTAGCTTTGATGTGCTGAACAACGATCCTGAGACGCAGGAAGCTCGCCTAGGTCAATTTGTAAACCTTTTGCAACTAGACAAGAACGGGCGCATCAACACTGATAGCCTGCTTGAGTCTATGGCCGCAGCCATTGATCCCATCATGGCAGATGCCATCTTGCAGCCAGCAGAGCAAGCCTCTCAGCAGGTTGTTAAGCTGGTTACGGATGACCTTTCTAAGATTTTTGCTGGCATTGAGATGCCTGCTCGTCCTAATGGCGCTCAGATTGCCTTGCAGGTCATTCAGCAGTATGTCTCTCAGCCTGATGTCGCCCAGCGTGCGGAACAGGATGAAGCATTCCGTGGACGCCTTGAGAAGTACGCCCAGCAATACCAGTTTGCCCTCACGCAGATGCAGAATGCTGAGATTGGGCGAGTTGGCACTGCTCCAGCCCAAATGGGGCAGGTTAACACTCAAGCCGCTCAGTAGTCCTAATGTCCTCAGTTTCTAGTGGTGGTCACTTCGTGATTAATCTTATTCGATCCGTCGCGGCAGTTGCTAGTGGCAATTAAAACGAGCTAGTTACCACTGAAATTAAAAAGAACCCCCCAAAGAAAGGGGGAGTTTGAGGGGGAATTGCGGCTTCCTGTCAAGCTTATTCCATTGACACGATCAGATAACATCTATTTGCAATAGTTTATGAACATCTTCAACAAGAAGCATCCACTGGAGCAGCAGATGGCTTTTCTGTCAGACCGTGAGCAGTTCCTCGACTTCCTCGACTGGATTTCCGCTGGCCGAGAGAATGCCATTGGGCAGATGCAGCGGGCACCCGATGGTCGTCTCCGTGAGATTAGCGGCAAGATTCAGGTGTACGACGAGATTCTCAACCTTTGCAATTACAACAGCCTCCTGATGAAGCGAGCCGTGCGGATGTCCAACGGTTTGCCGGGATGATGTTATACTCCGATTTCGCAATGCCCGTGGCGTAAAGACGGCAACCTATGTCTACTGAAGTTCAAACGGCTAGCGCAGGAGCCGATACAAAACCTGTGGTGAAAAATATGTCGAATAGCGAGCTAATCGCTATGCGGTATAAGGCTCTGGGGGATGCTTCTAAGGCGCAAAAATCGCCTGAGAAACTTAGCCAAGAGTCGCAAGAGGTAGTTCCCGATGTCGTCGAAGCTCCAAAAGAGGAAGTGCGGCAAGAAGAGCCTGCTCCTACTCCTTCGGAACAAGATGCCAAAGAGGAACAAAGAGTTCTTTCTAAGGACGTTGATTTGGATAGCATGAGTGAGGCAGAGCTTAAAGAGCTGTCCCAGAAACTCGGTAGCAAGGCTGTCGCCCGTTATGGCGAACTCACAGCCAAGCGTAAAGCAGCCGAGGAGCAACTGGCAGCACTTCAAGCCGACATTGCTAAACGTAGTTCAAACCAGTTGGAAGCCACGGTGAAGGATAATCCCTACGCCAACATTGACAATCCTAACGACCTCAAGTCGAAATATCAGGAAGTCACTGAGGTTATTGACTGGGCCGATGACTTGCTCGAAAAGGGCGATGAACTCGGTTCCGATGACATTTTGACGAATGTTAACGGAAAGGACTACAGCAAACGCGAAATCAAGGAAGCACTGCGGAAGGCGCGAAAAGCAAAAGAGGTCTACTTGCCCGATCAGGACAAACAGATCAAAATTGGCGAAGAGCGCAAAGCCTTCAAGCAAGCCCTAGTTGAACGGGCTAAGACAGAGCTTCCTTGGATGCAAGGAGAGGACAATGATGTGCGAAAGCAGTATGAGGCAATGGTTGGTGACAATCGGATTCGGGATATTGAAAAGATCCTGCCCGAGCTTGCGCCGCAATTGCCCTACTTGTTGGCCCATGCGGCCAATAGCCTGTATGCACGTCGCTCCGTTGACGCAAAAGCTGCGCCACGTCTCTCCCCGCCGTCTCTAGTGGTTAGCCAATCAACAGAATCCAATCAGCCCGAGACTCGTCAGTCGAAGGCCCTGAATGACCTCTCCAGCCGCTTTGGGAAAAGCGGGAGTTACAAGGACTTCAAAGCAATTCGTGCTCTTCAACACTCTAAACTCTAACTATCATGGCTTTTTCTAATACTTACAACGTCACTAATCCCGGCTCTGGCGTCTCCAATCGTGAAGACCTCACGGACGTCCTGACCATTCTGGCTCCCGAGGAGACTCCGGTCCTCTCGCTCGCCAACAAAAGCAAGGCTACGGCCACCTTCAATGAGTGGACTGTGGACGTGCTCGCTACGCCGTCTGCCACGGGCATCCAAGAAGGTGCGGACATCACGACCTTTGCGGACAAGTTCGCTGGCCGTGCGCGTCTCGGCAATTACATCCAGCTCTTCCGCCGTGACTTCATGGTGAGCCAACTCCAGCAGGCTGTGGAGTCGGTTGGCCCCGGTCGCATTGCGGAGGCTGAGTCGAAAGCTATCCGTGAGCTTAAACGCGACATGGAGAAGGTGCTTTGCGGCGATCAGGACCGTTCGGTTGAAGACGGCGCTTCTGCCCGTTACGTCAGCCGTGGCCTTGGTCTCTGGACGTCTAACACCCCCGGTGCTGACGTTCCGAGCAACTTCCGTACTCCTACGGCGTCGATTCACTCGACTGGCACGTTTACGGAGAACGTCTTCAACGGTCTTGTCGCTTCCATCTTCAGCCAGACTGGCACGGTGGATAAGCTCTCGCTCGTTGCTGGTACGACCCTTCGCCGCACGGTGAGTGGGTTTGCCCGTTCGGACAACAACACGAACGAGAACGTCTACCACGTCAATCAAATGGCGACTGACAAGGAAATCACGCTTGCTGTGAACACCTACGACAGCGATTTCGGTCTCATCACCGTCATCAACGGCAATCCCGCGTGTTTGCCTGATGCGTCCCGTGGCTACATCATCAATCCCGCGTACATCGGTGTTGCTGAACTGATGAGCCTCGGTTCCACCCGCGTTCCCGATCAGGGTGGTGGTCAGCGTGGCTTCGTTGACGCCGCTGCTGGTTTGCAGGTGTTTAGCCCGCTTGCCCACGGCAAGATTACGGTTGTCGCCTAATAACTAGTTGCTATCAAAAGCCCGTGTGGTAGAATACTGCACGGGCTTTTTTATGGAAATCATTACGTCAATCCCAAGATATTCAGATGGTGAAGTTAATCGTGCGCTGATGCGCGAAATTACCACTGGAATTGCCTTGAAGCAGGCATGGGAGAATGAGCGCGAGAAGATTTGCTCGCAAGAGGTTCAGCGGATCAAAGACACACAGAAAGCAAACATCAAAGGGATGCGTTGCGTGGCAGTGACGCCAGCGTGGGAGTGGTTCAATCTGCGCAACAAGTATGGCCATGAAGCCATGCACGACAAGGGGTTCATCAAAGACTTCCAGAAGCGTTTCCCTAATTTGGCTCCAAACAAACTCTAATGCAAGAAGTAGCCTACAGCTCCATTTACAATCAGGTCTGTGCTCTTGCAGGAGTTACTGATTTTACGGTTCAGGAACAAGTGTTGATTACGACGCTTGTCAATCGACGCGCAAAGTTGGCCTATGAGGGGTCAGACTTTTGGCCGCGTTGGCTTGTGGTTGGTGAGAATCGGGGCTATCTTTCGACCACGGTGAGCGCGGGTAGTTTTGTTGTTGGCTACACCTACACGATTTTGACGGTGGGTAGCACCAACTGGACTAGCATTGGTGCTTCAGCCAACACGGTTGGCGTTGTATTTGTGGCTACGGGGGTAGGTAGTGGTACGGGCACGGCAACGCTTAACAGCAACATTGTTCCATACGAGAAGGCCGGATCACCCACCATCGACACCTACCTCCGTATCCATAAGAGCTACCAGCCGTTCTTCCAATACTCGTCCGTTGAGGTGGAATACTACGTTGACGCACTCGGTGCTCACGTAATGGGTGACACGCTGCCTTCTTCGTCCGTTTTTGTGACGTACAAGAAGGAATGGAATGGCCCGTACACGTCTACGTCTACGAACATTCCCGAAGAGTGGAATGAATATCTCGGCCATGCTGTTTTTGCTGACTTCCTGCGGTTGGATGCGCAAAACGAGAAGGCATTGATTGAGGAAAAGGTTGCTGAAGGCATCCTTCAAGACCAGCTTATGAAAGTGGATGTAACACGCTCTGTTGGTGTATTATCCCATCGAATCTCAACACACGCCAGCCGATCCTATCGCACTCGATGAACTCTTACGTTGTAAACCTCTATCCTGTATCGAACGATCAGGCTCCAATGCAGACGATTGTCGTGGGCACGAGCGCCACGTCGTTTGTAAATAACTTCGATACTAAGACCAACGTATTCTTTTTCACGCTGCATAACGGAAACGTGTACGTGACGTTTGATGGAACGACGCCAAGTGCTTCAAACGGGCATACGCTGGAGTCTCCGTATGTTGGCTGGTTCAACAAGATTGCCGTCAAAAACATGAAGCTGGTAAAGCATTCTGGTGGAGCGGCAATCGTAGCAATCTCTCAATTCACTCACTAACATGGCCAACGCTAAAATTGTAAACACACCATCTCAGGCTATTCCTCAGTATGGCTCGGTACACACTCAGGTTACTATCGGCGCTACGGCTGGTGCGTTGATTGGCGGTCTTACGCTGAGTGGCAATACGACGCACGTTCTCTTTCAGTTTACTGGGGCCAATGCTCGCGTGACGTTTGATGGCACCAATCCCACGACGACGAAGGGCTTCATCTATTCTGATGGTTCTACGGCCTATTTGACGCGCAATATGGCGATTGCGGCAAAAGCCATCCGTGACGACAGCACCGATGTTGTTGTTGAGTTGCAGGAGCTTAATTTCCTCTAATGATTAGTCCGTTTGAGAGTCCTATCAATGTAAAGCGGATGGGCTACTTTGCTGGCCTGCGTCCCGCATTTGCCGACCGTGAGTTTTGGTCGGATGTTTTGATGACTCCAAAAGACAACAATCCCCCTGACGTCATCTATTCGTTGGTTACGTCTTCTGGGGATAGATTCATTGACAGCGCATCCAACCCTCTAATCGCAGTTACATAACATGGCCGACATTCGCATCAAAGACCTGCCAACTACGGCAACGCAGACAGCTAGCGACGACTTCATTGCGCTTGACGGAACCGTAAATGGAACCCGCAAGATTGATGCGAGTGCTCCGTCGTTTAAGACGAGTGTTACGTCTCCGTCTATTGTAGCCCCCGCCTCCACCGCGCTCACCCTCGCAGGCGGCAGCACGGGCGCGAGTCTGGTGCTGGGGCAGGGGACGACGGCGGGCAATTTCAAGGCGGTTATTCCCGTCAATAACAATACGCCGTTGTTTTCGCTTATCGGTGGACCGGGAACGACAAACGCGGCGGCTACGCGCCTTAGCATTGGCGGCGGAGGATTTGCAGGTTTTGAAAGTCTAGCGCCCGGCATTTCTGCAATTCAAAACGGCGCACTGAACTATTCACATCTCGCGGTTGACATATATGATGGTTCGCGAACCGAAGCGGCGCGTTTTACAACTGCACGCAACCTCCTAATCGGCACGACGACGGAAACCGGCCTGACGGGTGCCGGGAATCTTTTCGCCACTGGGGCGCTCCAAACCAACGGTGGCGTTCGTTCCGCGCAGGGTCTTTTTGCACAGGGCACGGCGGGCAACTACGCAACCGGACAAAGCCTTGAACTGCTCGTGCTATCAGGCAAGGGGGTCGTGCGCGGCTATGACCGAACGGGAGCGTCCGCGCTGCCCATAGTTTTGAACGACCTCGGCGGGAATGTCCTCATTGGCACGACGACGGACATCACCGGCACGGGCGGGCTGCACGTCGCAGGCACGAGCACGGCATCCACCACCACATCCGGCGCACTCCGCGTCGGCTCCAACGTCGGACTGAGCGGCAACGCGGGCGGGGCGAGTTATTTTGGGGGGAATCTAAATGTCGCAACGACAAAGTTGATTGGTGCGGACAACCTCAATTTCACGACCGACACGACGCAGGCTTATTATTTTGGAATTGCTCGCGGGGCAGATACCACAAACCGATTCAACGGTCTTAAAGTTTACAATAATGCGAACGGAGCCGTGGGCGCTCCTGCATCCCGGCTGGGATTTTACACAGATAAAACAGGGGTCACTGCGAGCACGGAGTGGATGACGCTTAATGAGAACGGAAACTTAAACATCGCGACCACCACCTCCGCCTCCTCCAGCACCGTCGGCGCACTCACCATCGGCAACGGCACGGCGGCGACCAACGTGGCTATTGGCGGGGGCAATGTATTCCTCGGCGGAACCATCACTTCCAGCAACACAGCGGGAGGACAATTTTTCTCTGGTGAAGGCGGAGCCACGACAAATCGGTTTGCCAATGTTTCAAATGCGGGCGGGCAAATCTTCTACGGTGTCGAATCGTCGGCAGGCGGCTCAATACTTACCGGAACAACTGCATACGGCGGAGTGTTCGCAACCAATAATTCCACTGCCCTGCACCTTGGAACCAACGGCGCGTCTCGCGTAACCATTGGAGCGACCGGCATAGTCAGTGTTGTAAACTCCACCCCCTCCACCCTCACCACCAACGGTGCGCTCGTCGTGACTGGCGGCGTGGGCGTGGGCGGAGCGTTGAATGTGGGGGGAGGCATCGGCTCTTACGGCGCATCGACATCCGCTGGAGTTTTCGCGTTCACCTCTGGCTCAATGACGGGAACGAATATGTATGGATTCACCGATCAAACGGCGACATACACGGTGAGTTCACCCGCCACCGAGGTCATGGGCCATCGTGTTTATTCAACCTTGGCGCTCGGAGCTTCTGGCACGTTGGCAAACTGGTATGGGTTTAGCTCCACGCTAAACTCCAAGACCGGCGCGGCGGTGCTGACCAACGCCTACGCCTTTTACGCCAACTCGCCCACGCAGGCTACTAATAATTATGCGTTCTACTCGGCGGGAACTGCGCCTAGCGTCTTTGGTGGAGCCGCCACGTTCGGGGGCATTATCAAGCCCCAGCAAGCCACTACCGCAGGTGCTCCCGCTTACGTCAAAGGCGCAATCTATTTCGACACCACGCTCAACAAGCTCCGCGTAGGCGGCGCAACCGCTTGGGAAACCATCACCTCAGTTTAATCTCTACTATGAACGATCCCATCATCACCACCACGCTCCAGCGCGTTCAAACTGACCCGCAAGGCGACGCTCCTATCGCCACGGCCTTTTTCGAGAAAAAAACCATCATCGACGGGCAAACCTACGTTGCGCCTTGGACGCAGGTGACGTGGCCGTTGAAGAGCGATAAGACCGTCACTGTCGGCGACCTCACGTACACCTACGCCGAGGTTTCTGCTGCCGTTACGGCCATCGCCTATCAGGAGTATGCGGCCTCCGTTGCTGCTCCCGTGGCTGACGAGCCTGTTTAATAATGCGCCGTCTGGTTGCACTTCTGGCAATCTTTGTTGCGCTCGCCGGATGCTCTAAGCGTTCTGGCGAGCCAACAATGTTCACGGGACGCACCTTGTCTAACAACGAGGTTATTTTGGCCGTAAATGGTGCACTTACGGGCAAGGCTAGCTATGCGGAAGTGAACAGCGAATGGCTTGCTTGGGCCTATGCCGACTTCCGCCGCGAGTTGTCCGCTGGTCAGTTTGGCGTTACGAGGTGGGACAATAAGAGCCAATGCACGTTGTTTGCATCTGCCTTTGAAGTCTATTGCCAGAAACGCTATTTTGCGCAGTCGTTCCATAGCGGGACGAAAGCTGATGGCATTGCAGTGGGCGTGCGCTGGTACAAGGAAACGCAAACTATGGGCCATGCCGTTAACATTATTATTACGGAGCGTGGCATCATTGACTTTGAGCCACAGAGCGGGCGAGTCCTTGCGCTTAGTGATGACAAGATTGTCAGCAGCTTTATGAAAAAGTTTGACTGATGGGGTTAGAATGTCAGCATTCCGGCGATGACCACTATTCAAGCACTTAACAATCTGTACAACGCCAGTCGCCGCGCTCCTCTTTCTGCGGAAGAGCATGAGATTCTGAAGAAGTCTGCCGAGGTTCTTCTTGAAGCCATTAAACCCAAGGAGGACGCCCCAGTAGTCGAGTTTGACGGCAAAACGTCTTAAAACGCAAGGAATGGCCCTTTAATGGGCATCCTAGCGACTCGCGCAACAGGCATTAGGCCCCAAATTGGGGCTTAATGCATAAAACAACAACTTATGGACTTCTCAACTCTACTTGCCGGTCCACTAGGTGGTGTTTTAGGACTCGGGGGAGCCATCTTTCAGAAGTGGCTCTCCATGAAGGAGGCTAAGGACAAGCATTCCATGCGTATGGAAGAGCTTAAAGTGGTGTCCCAAATTGATTTGCAGAAGGCTGAGATCAACCTGCGGCAAACCACGGAAGAGACTAGCGCCACGCTCTTTGGCAAAGCCATTGATGCTCAGGCTGCGGCACGCCCAAGTTCAGGCGTAGTTTCTGACATCATTGCCCTCTTCCGCCCCGGCCTCACTTTGGCCCTGTGGATTAGCTCTACGACTCTCGCAGTGTGGTATCGTACTGAACAGCCTGAACTAATGAATTTCATCATCACCTCCACATTCGGGATGTTCTCCATCTCAGTTGGTTACTGGTTCGGTGTTCGCACCGAGCAGAAGATGTCTCTGGCATACAACAAATGAACTACACGAGACACGTCGGCAGCGACATTCTGGCGGTTGTAAGCGCATCGTCCTCCATTGCAGCTTGGCAGGAGCAGCTAGACTGGGCCTTGCGAATCATCGCATCCCTCTTGGCCATTTCCGCTGGCATCTACTCCATCATCGTTAGGTACAAGAAGGTTAAATGAACCCACGCGATTTGCCATGTAATAGCCCTCGCCGGGACGTCCAAGGCGGCAAGAAGTCGGTTGTACGTGCCTGCCAGAACGGAAAGTCTAAGGTGGTGCGCTTTGGTGATGCCAACATGACCATAAAGAAGTCCTCCCCTGAGCGTAAGGCTTCCTATTGCGCCCGGTCTGGCGGTATCAAGGGAACGGCTAACAAGCTGTCTGCCAATTATTGGTCGAGACGCGCATGGGGATGCTAAAATTATCACATGAGCAAATCCAGCGAGAAGTACAAGTCTAAGAAGCAGATGGTCAAGCACGAGCGCGGCGAAGGCAAGCGTGAGCGCGAGATGGAATACGGCAAAGGTGCCAAGTCCAATGGCTGTTGTGGCCGTAAATCCTGCAAGTAATGCCACTCACTAAAAAGGGTAAGGCTATTTTTGCTGCAATGAAGGAGCAGTATGGCCCCAAAAAGGCCAAGCAAGTCTTCTACGCAGCAGAGAACAAGGGCACGATTAAGGGAGTTCATTCAGTACGCAAAGCCGTTCGCTGATAGTGTAGAATGAGCGTATGCCACGGTATGCCTCGTTCGGTCGGCTTGATAGCCAACTAATTGATGATGGAGATACGGCTTTTGCCGTGCTCAATCAACGTCTTCGCCCTGACCAGCTAAAGCCGGGGGAAGTTGCCGTAAGCCAGAATGGGCGTATGGACGTGGATGGCTCGTGGCAGACGCGGAAGGGCTACAGGAACGTCTTTGCCAACATTGCCAATGGGGCTGGAGCAGTGGTGCTTCCGCTTACGCTGAATGACGCATCTCCGCCTGTTTTGAATGATGCTGCGGCAGTTGCTATTTACGGAACCTGTCTCTATTCGGATCAGTCTGCTGCAAACACGGAATACATCGTTTTGGCTACTACCAGCAAAGCCATCCTAGTAAAGACTAGCAACACCAGCGTCTCGTACAACATCCCCTATCCCGCTGGCCAGACAGTTGAGTCTACGTGCGAAGTCATTCAGGCATTCAACTATCTCTTTCTGTTCCGTGATGGCAAAGTGGCATTCCAGTGGGATGGCAGTGCGCTCACCGGAAGCCCCGTGTTTACGTTGGTTGACAACGGAAATTACACGCAGCCCCTTGTCTACGACACCGCCGGGAACACTGCCATTGCCAATGGCGTTGTCACCGTCACTGAATCTGGGCACGCAATTCTGGTGGGTGATTCCGTTGTTGTTAGCGATGCCGGGACCACCAATCTCAACCCGCTCACTGAGTACAGGGTTTACGCCAAGACTTCCACGACGTTTTCATTCAAAGCAGACGCAAGCGACATCACCGGGGCTAGGATTACGGTGGGTAAGCGTCAGTCTATTGGCCTTGGCTTCACGCACATGCCAGCCCCGCCTTGGGCCACCTACCACCAGCGTAGGCTCTGGATGCCATTCAACTACTCGATGGCTGGAACGTCTGGCACGCCAACGATTACGTCGCGCAATGTGAGCGATGAGTTAATTGCATCTGACATCCTTGATCAGAACACCTACGACCAAATCGAGAATCAGTTCAAGATTGCCTCTGGATCGTCTGATTTCATTGTTGGGCTGCATCCATTCTCGGAAGATGCGTTAGTTGTCTTTGCCCGTAACTCCATCCACCTGATTCGCGGAGTTGGTGCTGACCTCCAGAACTCAAGTGTTCAGGAAGTGACGCGAGAAGTGGGCGCGGTTGCTCGCAAGTCCATCGTCCAGATTGGCAATCAAATCCTGTTCTTGTCGGACAACGGGGTTTACAGCGTCAACTTTGAAGACCTTTACAACTTGCGCGGGGCATCCGTTCCCATGTCGGAGCCTATCAATCCAATCATGGGCCGCATCAACAAGAACTATGCGGCTGGCGCTATTGGAGTCTATCACGACAATCGCTACTATCTAGCTGTGCCATTGGACGCCTCTACGGTGAACAATGCTGTCATCGTGTTCAATCTCCTGAATAATGGCTGGGAATCGCTGGATTTGATTAACAACAGCCAGTGGAACATCATTGGCTTTGTGCGCTCTGGCGCGGGAACGGTTAATCGCCTGCACACGGTGAGCAAGGAAGGCGGGGTTCACGTCATTGATGAGGGCGGGGTTAATGCCAACGACTACTACGACAACCTGTGCCTCACGTTGTCTTCGCCTGCTGTGATAACGCAGCTAAACATTGATTCCATGCTGACTACGCGGCAGTACACCTATTCCACGATGGATAGGAAGCGGTTCAACTCGTATGAGTTGCATCTAGAGAGTGCCAGCAACATCCAGTCTGACGCCAACATTTCCGTGGAAGTTGAGAACCCAGATTCTAGCGTCAATCTTGGTAGTGTCCTCACCGTCTATGGCAATTATGTCGCTTCCGGCGAGGATGTCTCTATTCGCTCACGCATTGGGAACAAGCGTGGATATGGAGCGCAGTTTACAGTTGCGCCAACTCAAGGACGCCCCAAGATTAGGGCTGTGAAGATCACTGGCGCACTACAAAACGGCTCAACCTCATCTGCTGAATAATGAAAGACATTACCAGAGGCTACACCTTTACTGATTCCAATTCTGATTGGGACTCTAAGAAGAGCACTGCTATTCGTCTCAACAAGATGGTTGATGATGCAACGGTTAACATCGTTGCAGGATCGAACGTAACGGTAGTGCGAGATAGCAATGGAATCAACATTTCCGCAACAGCGCCAGCACCAGCGCCGGGGTCTATTACCGGCACTCAAATCGCAAATGACACGATCACTGCGACAAACATTGCAAACGCCACAATCACTGGTGCTAAAATAGGGAATGCGACGATATCGGCTACTAACATAGTTAATGCGACGATCACCGCCACGCAGATAGAGAACGCTACAATTACTGGAACTAAGATTGCTACGGCAACCATTAGCGGAACCAACATTGGAGCGGCAACCATTAGCGGTACAAACATTGCCGCTGCTACAATCAGTGGGGCAAATATTGCCGCATCTACGGTTAGTGGGTCAAACATCTCTGCCTCTACAATTTCTGGTTCTAATATTGCGGCCCAAACGATTAGTGCGTCAAATCTAGTAAACCAGACCATCACTGCTTCGCAAATTGCCAATCTTACTATTAGTGCGGCTCAGATTGATAATCTCACCATCAATGGGGCCAAGATTGCATCAAACGCAATCACCAACGATAAGGTTGAGAATGCAACGCTGACTGGATCAAAGCTGGCTAACGCAACCATCACTGGCTCCAACATTGCCAATGCGACCATCACTGGATCGAACATTGCAAACGCAACGGTAACTGGCTCTAAGATCGACAATGCCACGATCACTGGGTCAAACATTGCCAATGCTACGATAACCGGAGCAAACATTTCATCCGCTACGATCACTGGATCAAACATTGGATCGGCAACCATTACCGGATCAAACATTTCTTCTGGCACTATCACCGCCGCAAACATTTCTGCGGCGACAATAACTGCTGATAAAATACAGACGGCAACAATCACTGCCAATGAAATAGCAAACCTTACGATTACTGGATCAAAGATTGCAACCGCTACAATTACCAGCGCAAAAATAGACACGCTTGAAGCAGGTAAGATTACGGCTGGAACCATCACGGCAACCATAAGCCTTGAATCTCCAAAGATTGCTGTTGCTGGTGCTTGCTACAATACTTCGGCTCCAGCATACATTGCAAATACTTTTGGCTCTACTACACTTACGATTGATGATAATGGAGCGAATCAACCAAGTGGATTTGACACCATCACTCCAGCATACGTTGATATAACTGGATGCAAGTTGTTTGGGTGGGGTAGTGGTTCATACGGAAACAGGTATGGACGGTCAGACCCAAAGATCAGCGTATTTGCCGTAGGCGAGTTTTCTGGAATAGGAAGCGGAGCGTATGCTTCATACGCCATCGAATACAGCACAGATGGCGGAACTACTTGGTTTCAAGTAACCCCTATTGATGCATCCGTTCACAATCCCGGTACGTTTGTGTCTGTTTCTGGTGCAATCGAGCTTACCGGAATGTCTGCACTCGGGCAGGTTATTTTTAGATTCAGGTTGTCTGGATCGGTTGGCGGAAGCCCAACTTTTGAGTATGGACAGATTCAGGTTTTATGTCACAACTTCTAACTAACTACATTTATGCCAATTCTATCTAAGGGCTACACGTTCACCGGCACGGACACCGTAACCTCCACTAAGCTAAACAACCTTGTTGATGCAGCCACGTTTGCCGCTGATTGCGTTGATGACTCGACCACTCAGCTAACCGGTAATAAGATCATTGTGAAAAACGGTGGCATTACGCCAACTAAGCTGTCCACTGGTGCCCCAACGTGGACGACCGGAGGCAATGTAACTCTTCAAGGGGAGATTACTGGCAATGTCACGGTTCAAGGAACCTTTACTACTGGAGGTCAAATCTCCACATCCAATATCGTTCAGGCATCCGTCGGCCTTGAAAGCAACGGCTATCTTGATGTTAATGGACAATCCACCCTTACCGGAAACGCCACTTTCCTTGGGTCAATTGTAGCCAACGGGACCGCTACCGGTCGCACTGTCCCAATGGTGACGGCTTCTGGCAGTCCTAACGCAATCAGCTTTGGCTGGGATAATGGGGACTTGCTTGTTAAGATTGACGGCACCAACTGGAAGGTTACGCTCACCTCAGTTTGAACCCAATAGAAGAAGCCAAAAGCTACTACAAATCCAAGGGGCGGAGCTTTGAGCAGGATTTGGGGTTCTACTTGTGCCACGGATATGTGTTTTGCACCCCAAATAGAGTTCTTCTATTTAAGCCAATAAGAAAGGACATTGGTGAATCAGATTGGCATCCCGATAAACCAGACTGTTGGTATGTCCATTTTGCATCTGGAAAAGATTCCTTAAGTTGGTTTATGGATAAATCACCATACTATCTTCCGTTTATTGCTTGGGCGCGTGATAAAGGCAGTAATGGTAAACTAAGGGTGTATGAAACAAATCGGCTCCATGCTAAACTAATCATTAAATAATATGGGAAAATACTCAACTCCTCCTCCACCTCCTGCCCCCACTCCGATTAGTGCGGCAGACGAGTATCGCAAGACGGCGGATATGATGGCTGATCCCGTGCTGCAGCAGAAAATGCTGGACGTTGAGAAGCAACTCCGTCCGCAATATGCCGCGCTCAATCTGGCTGACCTCCAAACCTACCAGACCGGTCTGCTTGGGATGCAGGATGCCACGACGCGGCAGGCGGCTGCGCTTGAGCGTGAGACGCTGGCTGCGCAACGTGCGGCTGACATTGGCGACGTGGAGAAGTATGGCGGGCGTGCAACGGCTGCGCTGCGTGCTGCTGACCCCTATTCGGCGCGTATGGCTGAGTTGAGCCAGCAGGCGGCGGAAAGTGCCTATGCCTCGTCCAATCAGGTTACGCCTGAGCAGATGCGCTTGGCGCAACAGCAGGCTCGTGCGGCTGGCAGTGCTCGTGGGCGTCTTGGCGACCAATCTACCATTGCTGCTGAGATTCTGGGGCGTGAGGACATCCTTGCGCGGCGTCGTGCGGAAGCTGCTCAGGCTGGCAGCTTGCTTTCGGCATGAACCGGGCAATCAGCGCAGACCCGTTCCAAGCCATTCTGGGGCGTCAATCGGGCGCTATGGGCTATGGGGCGCAACAGATGGGTATGGCCCAGCAATTGGGTTCTCAGGCCATTGGGCCGCGTGCTGTGGACTACAACGCGGGGCTTAACTTGGCCATGCAGAATCAGAAGAATCTGGGCAGCTATCAGACGGCTATTTACGGGTCTCAGGCTCAGGTTGCCGGGGCTAATGCTCAGGCTCGTGGGGCTATGATTGGTGGTGCGCTTGGTGGTCTTGGCTCTGCTGCTGGCGGCGGCTTCTTTGGAAAAGGTTTTGGGGGTTAATCTAAACTACTATGGCTATTGCAACTGGCAGTCAAATTAGACCTGAGCTATCGGCTGTTGATTACACGCCGTTCTTGCAGGCTTCTGGGCAGGCTGCACAGATGCAGGCTCAGGGCATTACATCTGCCGTTGGCGGAGCTTTGAAGGGCTTTGAAAGCATCGTTCAGCAGCAGAAGGAGAACAAGCAGCTTGAGGCTGAAGTTAAGAGCGCGGAACGTCTTGGCAATTCTCTTCAATCGTTCCTTAAAGATGTAAGTCCAGAGGCGCAGACTCAATTTGGTCAGATGATTGCTGGCGTAAGCGATCCCAACCTTTCGCTGCGTGAGCGTGCGTCCAACGCTAAAGGCATTGGCAGTGCGCTAACCAACATTATCAGCCTCGCTGAACTTGGCAAGAAAGCCCAAGACGAAAAGGCTACGGCTCAATATGCCGGAATGCTGCGTGCTGGTGGCGGAAAGATTCCGTCTCCTGTTTCTAATGAGGTGCGTGCAGGATTCACCCCGGCTCAAGAACTCTCCGGCGAGGAACGCTATCTGCGTGCTGAAAAGCAGCGGGCTGACATTGAGGGCATTCGGGCTGAAGCTAAGGCGCGGGGTATACCCAAGGTACAAGACCTGTCTTTCCAAGAGCAAGCGTTCAATCAAGAATTGGCTGCATTAGAAGCCAAAAAGGGCGGCAAGGCAACCGCTCAAGAACAAGCTGACCTTTACGCAAAGATTGCTCAACAATCTCGGGCAACTAACACTGTAAACGTCGGGGCTGGCATTGCTGGACAGACGTTTGCTGATTTGCGTTCGACACAGAACAGCATTAGGTCTTTGCGTGAGACGGTCTCCAACTACGGAGAGGCAATTGATGAAATCACGAAATCAGGGGCATTTTCTGGACCCGCTGGTGCTGTTAAATATGCCGGAGCAAAAGCCCTTCAGTTGTTTGGAAACGATACATTTAAGAAAGAAGCTGATGCCTATCAGATTGCTGGCTCTTCTTTGGCGTCCGCTGTTCTTGGAATCGCTAAACAGCTTCCCGGTGCTGCATCCGATAGGGATGTGATGTTCCTTGAGCGAGTTGCAAAGGGCGACGAAAAGGTTCCGAGTGCAGAAGTGCTAAAGGGAATTAAGAAACGAGTTGAATCTAAGATTGCAAGGCTTGAGTCTTCCTTTAAGCAAGATGTCAAAAGTCTTGAAAGTGCATCAAAAGGAAGCCCTGACCTAGAGTTTGCTTTCAAATTCCTGTCTGGTGCTGAACAAACTCCGACTAGTGCTCCCGTAACGCTTAAGCCCTTCCCAAAGTAAATGGCTAATACATCCGAATTAAAAGCCCAGCTTGAAGCGCAATACAATGAAGCCGTTAAAGGTGGCGACTTTCTTGCTGCCAATAAGTTTGCTGAACAAGCTGAATACTTGAATGAACAGGCTGCTAAGGAGCCTGTAGCTCAACCTGCAGCTCCAGAGGCTCCGCAGGGCGAGCCGGGGTTTATGCAGTATGCCGAGCAAGCTGCACGACAAATTCCACGCGGAGCAGCGGAAATGCTTATTTCGGGAGAATCAGATCAATTGAGCAGCGGATTAGAGTCTGCTGGAACCGCATTGAAAACTGGGCTTACGTCTGTTGGAAGCGCATTATCTGGTCCAACTTTTATGCGTATAGCACCAACTGTTGCCGTTGGCGTTGGCACTGGTGGCGTTGGATTTGTTCCTGCTGGATTGATGGCTTTAACTTCTGCTGCATCAGAAACATTGGCCCAATATATTGAGAAAGAAAGAGGGCAAAGAGAGGAGATGGAGCCGCGTAAAATTGCTGCATCTGCGGCTTATGGCGCTGCGCCAATCATCAGGTTCTCTCAGCCTGTTTCGATTATGAGTCCCGGCGCGGCTAGCTTTATTGCATCCGCCGCAAGCTCTGCCGTCGCTGGCGAAACTGGTCGCGCAATTGAGGCTGGCAAAGTGTTCCCGAAAAGCGAAGGAAAGCTGGATGCCGCAATGCGATTTACCACTCCTTTTATTAGTGGCGTTGCTGCGCGTATGGGTTCGCGTCTGGAAAGAACTGTCGGAAGGGCTGAACAGATTTCTCAATCTCGTGGCGGCGGCGGAATGTTCAATCCTGATGGAACCATTGCCAATGTCTTGTTCAGCGAGGCCAATCCCGAGTTTGTCGGCATGGAGTCTCGCAACATTGCCAACGGTAATGCCCGTGCAATTGATCGCATGATTAGAACTGACGACAACATGGCTAATGTTGCCATGTCTCTCGTTGAAGCATCTCCAGAAAATACTCCAATTGCCAAAGAGTTGATGGGCCACATGGGCCTTAACAATCTACGTGAACAGTCTATCGCCGCCAAGGAAGTTGCGGATAAGGCTCAGGAAGCCGCCAGACGCGCACGTCTCACCTACTCCTCAGACTCCCAGAAGCTCGTAGCAGAAGCCGAGGCCGCGTTGCGCGAGAAGATGCGGACCAAGGCTGCGTTCGATCAGGGCTTGAGCAAGGTTCTTGGCCCCAAGCTGCCTAGCCTATTTCAGATTGATCCCGCCACTGTTGGGCTGGAAATCAAGGGTGTTGCCGATGATGCCACCAAAGCCATCAAGCTTGCTCGTAGCGGTCTTTACGATGCCACTGGCATCCAGATTAACGATGCCGTTGTTGGTCTGGATGAGGTGCTAACCCGCGCTTCTGAGGCATCCAAGAGCGGTGGTTTGCTTCAGGGCAAGAATGCCAACTCCGAGTTCATGGAGGCAATCTCTTCTGCCTTTGGCGATAAGGGCCAACTGACGCGAGAAGAGTTCCTTGAGTTCAAGACCATGTATGCCAAGAGACTGGCGGGAGGCTCTAGCGATCCTCGCGTTATCAATGCGGCTGAAAAGAAGGCTGCGGAGCAGTACAACGTGCTTAAGGATGCTGCCAGTGATTATGTTGGCAAGAAATACGGGACTGATGTTCAAGCTCAATGGGGTGCCGCCAATAACGCATACGCTCAAAGCGTAGCTGCGCTTGATAGCGATGTCGTAAGCTTGCTGTCCAATCAGGACTTTGAGGGATTCTTCAAGCAGGTTAAGGCTGGCGGCAAGAACTCGCCAGCTTGGAAGCAGTTGAATCAATATGCGGATTTCCTTAGTGGAGTGAGCCAGAAAGCTATTGCCGCTGGTTCCGTTAATCCTGCAGACTTGGCCGTTGCAGACAATTTCCGTCAGCACATTTACGCCGCAATGATGAAGGGAATGCTGGATGATAGTCTTGTTGATGGCGCAAGAAAGGCGTCCAAGATTGCAGGAGTTGATGCTATTGATCCACAGAAGTTCGTTAAAAACATTGCTGAACTTGAGACGCTTGGTGAGTTTCCCGTGAAGGAAGTCTTTGGGGCTAATGCCACGGAGTTCCGTCGGCTTGCTCGTTTTATCGACAAGAAGCTGGATGGTCGGATCAATCAAAGCGATCTCACGGAATGGCTTTCCATGCTGCCCAAGGATGGTGCGGATTTGGCTACGCAGCGTCTTGTCTATCGGAAATCGGTCCAGAAAGCCATGATGCAAACTGATGTGAAGGCGCAAAATGCCGCTCTTCGCAAGGCTGAGTCCGAGGCCAATTTGCTGAACAAGAATGCAGGTGCATTGCGTGCTGAGTTTAATGCGGCGGCTTCTGACCCGCTTACTCGTTTCTTCTCTGACACCAACTTCAAGATTGACGCGAATGACTACGTCAACAACTCAAAGCTGGTGCAACGCATTGTGCAGGAAGTTGAGCCTAGCGTAATCAAGAAGTTCGTGGATAGCGCCAAGGCTTCTGGCAAGTCTGATTTGGTTGATGAAATCGGTAAGGTTGCCGCTGCTGATGCCGTCCGTCGATTCATTCCCACCCAGTACGAGGGGGCTAATAAGCTTAAGCTTAGAGAGCTTACCGACCTATTTTACAGTTCCAATGAAGCTCTGAGCAATCAACGCGAAAACCTCAGAACCATCATTGGCAAGGACAAGTACGACATGATTAAGAGTCAGGTTATTGACCCGATTTCTGGCATCATCCGTGGGCGTGAAGCAATCCAGATGCGTCAGCCCAATGCGTTCAATGATGTTCGTGCGCTTGCCACGATATATGGTGGATCGCAGGGCAACATTACCGGGGGCGCAATGGTTGCCCAAGGTGGCAATAACATCCTGAAGGCAGCAGATAAGGGGATGTACAACCTGCTTACACAAATCTATCTCAACCCAAAGATTGCATCTAAACTGCAATCTGTTGGATATGATTTGACCAAGTTTGCGCAGCTTAGTCCGGTGTATTCGGCACAAGTGAATGCCGCGCTAACTAAGGATGCCCAGACTAATCAGTCGCTTCCCAATCAATGAAGTTCTCCATGTAGATGAGCACATCATCGGCAATCTGCTCGCTGGTGTGCTTGCTTACATGGCCAATCTGGATGATGGTTGCAATGTGGTCTAGGTGGGTTTCGTTTCTCATTTCAGTTTCCATTTCTTGCCAATAGATCGGTTGGATAGCATTCCAGTCCACTCCTCCAGCAAGTCCGCGTCAATCATTTTATTGATGCGATTGGTTGCACAGGTGTAGCTGACGCGATAGTGGGCCATGAACTGACGTTTCGTGAACCATTCCGGCCCTTTAGGCTCGGCGGTGAGTTTGACTATCTTGTCCATTTCTTCCCAAGGATTCATGTTAGTATTCTTTGATGTCTGTTGGTGCGTAGAACTTTCCGTTCACTCCTCTAGCCTGAAAGATTGCGTAGGTGCCGTCGTCGTGCAGCCAGCCGTAGGCCCAGCCGTGGGACCAGCGTAGCTTGCCAGTCTTGCGGTTGGCATAGCCGGGGTTGAGGTCGCACAGGCAACCGATGCTGCGAGCCTCCTTCTGCTTGATTCCCGGCGTCTGGAAGCTCTCGATGGAGTGGATGTGGCCAAAGACCACGTTGCCGTAGATGCGGGCATGGTTGGCGCAGGCTGACATCCCGGCGTGGAAGCCGTGGACTACGCTTAGATTGCCAATCTCGTAGACGCCGTCGCGGGCGTCGTAGTCGATGAGCTTGGCGTTGTGCTTGAAGGCAAGGGTCTTTATGTCGGCAACCATCCGGTAGCCCAAATCGCTTTTCACTGCATCCACGCAGTCCCGCAAGTCGTATGCGCGGATGTCGTGATTGCCGAGCATGAGGACGTTCTCGGAGGTTTCCCCAAAGAAGTCGTTGGCGAAGTCGCGTCCAGCCTCAAAGTCGCTCCGCATGGAGAGTGCCCGGTCGTCTTCAGTGGCTCCCTGTCGGATGGCTGCGAAGTCCCAGAGGTCTCCAGCGATTACGCGGATGTCTGGCTGGAACTGTTTGGTGAAAGCAATGGCTGCATCGCAGGCTCGGTCGTCTTTGAGGTTGCCGTGGATGTCACTGACGATGATGAATCTTTTCATTTGCTAGTCTTTTTGTGCGGACTTCCCGCTGTTTGGCTGTGATTTCGGAATGGCAGGACGTGCAAACGGCTCTGAAACCGTCGATTTCCACAAATAGGCGAGCAATGAAGTCGTCCCATGTCGTGAATCCCTTGGATGGGTCAACGACAGGGATGATGTGGTCGATGTGAATGTCTGTGTGTCCAAAAGTTTTGGCACATGAGGCACATCGGTAGGTGTTCCTCTCAAGGCGGGCAGCTTTCTTAGCGTCGTTCTTTGGTGCCCAGCGCCCGCTTGCGCGACGTAATGCGGAGACGATGAAACTGTGCTTTCTTGCCGTAGTCCATCGCCCCCCGCAATGTAGTTCGGTTGGAACATTCTTAGGCATCAATAGACGTTGGTTGAAGCGAGCCAGAGAGCAACACCCTTATGGGTGGCGTCAGTTGAGAACACTTCCCCTACCAGTCCATTGGGGTGCTTCCATTGCCAGCAGAACCCGCCGTCAAGGGGCCATAGAGCCAACTTAAAGCCCATTTGACCCGCCTGACGGCACCTAGCCTCAATGCCCCCTATCGTTTCGGCGTTTGTCATTTAACGCAGCCGCAAATGGCTTTGTTTGCGATGAAGAGGAGCACTTGGTTTATGTGTTTGCATCGCGTTCGTTCAGGTTCGCTGTATTCTACCGTAGTCTTGCGTTCACGGTAGGCTGGCTTACATCTAACAACGAAGTCGCGGCAGTTGCATTCCCCGTTGTGATCCTTAAACTCTACGCTGTAAAAGGCAACATCGGCCTTGCTGGAAGATTCAACGTGGAATCTTAGTCCTCCAACATTAGTGACCATGACTAGTCCGCACCAAGTTCGGAGTTGATGCGTGCGGCTCGTGCTTCCACGAACTTGGCGTAGCGTTCAATAGCCTTGAATTGGTCAACAGGGTCTTGGCTTCCGCCAATGTCCTGCACGAAGTCTTCCATCAGGGTCTCTTCCAGTTCTTCTAGTTTACGATTGGTTTTCATTTGTGTTTATGTGGGTTGATTTAGTAACGAAATTGGAGCGGGGGAGCAGGATTGCCTGCATTTTCGTAAATAGTACGAAGTCTTAATTAGACGATCCCTCGCGTATTTTAAGGAACGATAGACTCGAAAGTCGTGATTGGACGATTGAACATCATGCCCACCCTGTCTTGCCCTTCTCCACGCCCCTTGGCTTGGATGGCATTGACGAAGATGCGTCTTACTGTTCCATCGTTCAAGTCTTGCTCTGAACCGTCAGGCGTATTCGTGGGAGCGTCAAGAAAAATAACACGGTCTGCGTCAGTTTCGATGTTCCCCGACTCCCTCAGGTCAGACAGGATTGGCTCACGGCACTCCTTTTCAACCGCACGCCCAACTTGAGCGAGTAGGATGATTGGAATTTTGCACTCAATGGCAGCGTCTTTAAGCGCCATAGTCATGCGACCGATTGCCACGTCTCGGGTTTCCCCGCGTTCCTGCTGTGGGTCATACCGCTGGAGGTAGTCGATGACGATGCCCTTGATGGGTTTAATCTGGTGGAATGCTTTGATGCGTGCCGTGACCTGAGCCAGCGTCCGGTCATGGTCGTAAATGTGCAGACGCTTGTTGCCCTGCACCTCCTTAATGGACTCAAGGAATGCGTCAGACCCTTCCTTCGTTAGCTCGTTGCGCCGAAACTCACGCCAGCTTTGTCCGCTGAGGCTCTGGGCAAACAACTGAGGAAGGCCACAGACAGGCATTTCCCGCGAGAATAGGAGCACATCGCCCACATTCTGGCTCCAATGCCACGCAATCTGTCTCCCGGCGCTAGATTTGCCTCTACCGGGGCGTGCAGCCACCACGATTAGCTCTCCCGGCTGCGCTGGCCCAAATCGCTTGTTCCAGTCTAACCAAGGCCACGAAAGGCCGCGATCAATTTCCGTGTCTTCCCCAGCAAGAATGCGCTGACAAAGGCTGAAGACATCCGTAGCTGCTGACGATAGGGTTTCCTGCTTTTGACTGGCGTGGCGGATCGAAAGGATACGGGAGGTTGCCGCAACGAAGTCTTCAACATTGCCCTTGTAACCGTAAGCGCAGTCCCGGACTTCGTTCGCGCACTTGATGAGTTCGCGGAGGACGTAGGTTTCACGGACTTGCTCAAGCCAGTGGGCGAAACCAGCCGTAGTGGGGATACTACCGGAAACACTGATGATGTGGTCAACGCCGATTGACTCAAGTTTGTCAACTTTGCGGAGTTCGTCGATGATGATTGCCGTTTCGATTGGTCTGCCATGATTGTGATTCCAGATGATTGCACGCCAGAGCTTGGCGTTCTTTGGCTCAAAGAAGCATTCCTCTGTGATTTTGGAGTCTAGTGCAGTGACAAGGGCGGCAGCGCCGTCGAGGAGGACGCAACTGATTACGTTGCGCTCTGCGTCTTCTGAGTGTGGTAGTTCGCGGTTCATACGACCTCCTTCGTGCGTGGGTCGTAGTTGTTCTGCAAGCGCCAAAGCGTCAGGCAAGCGAGAAACCCTTCCCATTGCTTGGCAAGCTCGGCGTTGTCGTAGGTGATGACGTCAACCCGGCCAATCTCCGTAGTGCTGATGTAGAGGTTGATTCCTTGGTGATTGCTTTGGAAATGGGGCTTATCGGCCACGCCCCAATAGGCGTAGTGGTAGGCCGCAATCTGCATGGATTGCCCTTGGCGCACATCAATCTTGCGCCCCGGCTTCGTCTTCGTGCTCTTGAAGTCGAGAACGCCAACGGTTTCCTTCTGGGCGTATGCCATGTCCATCTGGCCAGCGTAGCCATGCTTTGGGCAGGTGATGATTTTCTCGTTCTCTACGGGAATGATGCCGAGTTCCCGCACCTTGTTGATGGCCGGATGAACCAACTCCATCAGGGTGACGGACCTACCATCCGACAACTCAACAAGCTCAGTGGGGTTCCACTTGCCGCCAGTGAGTTCCGCTTCGATTGCTGCGTGAATCTTTACGCCAAGGTCAGAGGCGGCATTCATGCCCTTGTCTGCAATAGAGCGAATCTCACCGTAGAAATGATCCTCCTCGTGCGCCTTGAACAAAGACCAATCTCCGGTCCAGTCGTCGCGGCAATAGCGGAGTGTGGCGTCGATAGTTGCGTTCTGCTTCCAGCGGTCAAGGCCGAGGTTGGCCCAGACTTTAGTGATTCCGCTCACAGAAGGAAGGAGGTCGAGCTTCCTTGCATCCGTGATTGTCGTGTCCCGCTCGGCAACTGTCTTGCCGGGAACTTTGTGCATTGCTTTTCCGTTTTTCGTGTACCAGTGGCTCATTGTGTTTTTGTTTCCTGAATATGCTGTCGTAGTTTTCCCGGTATTTCGGGCCTAAATTGCGTGGACTGTCTCCCTTGCCGTTCATTTGTTTTTGTTTAGTTCCTGCTCTTCAATCTGGCCCCAGCGGCGCTTGATGTGAGCGTCTGCTTTTTCCGCTATCATGGCAATGTTGGTGTGCAACACGCCGTCGTGCTTCATCATTGAAGCGAGAAACTTGAGTTCCGAGATGAGGCAATCAGCCCGATTGCGCTCTCTAATGGCAACTGCTAGTTGCGACAATAATTGCGAGTGCAGCGATTCCGATTGCGAACATGAAGATGGAGATGAGGAGTTCATTATTTGTGTGTTTCATTTTTGTTATGTCTGCTGAAATAATGGGCGGATATAGTGCCGCCCTCACTTGCCTTCGCCAACAAAATAGCTGGATAGTGCCAGCCCCACTTGCTGCAACGCAAATTTAGAAGGGGACATCCTCAGAAGCCACTGGCTTGGGTTCCGCCTTGTTGAAGGCTGGCTTGGCGTTGCCCCCAATAACCTTGCCGTTTCCAAGGATTGCGCCCTTAACGCCAGCGGCGCGAGCCTCCTTGGTGACGCCTTGGACTACCCGGTAGTCGTTGCCAAACTTGTCGTCAGGCGTCTCGAAAAGCACTACGTCGAGGTAGGTGCCTTTGGCCCCTTTGAAGAGCAGATTCTTGTCAATTTTGGTAACGTCGATTTTTACTGTGATCATTTTAGTTTAGTTTGTTGATGATGATGTTCGCTTGTGACTGACTGAGCTTAGTTAGATCAGAAACCTTGAAGTGGTTCAAGGCTTTTCCAATCATTTCTGCATTTTTCTCTGCGTTGGTTTGGATGGCAACGAGTTGCGCCTTGCTGATTCCTCCGTCTTTTGCAGATTCACCGTCGTCATCCTCCTGCGTGATGGAGCAGATGGCAGCGAGGGAATAGCGGCGGAGATAGGTGACGGCAGAGCCTACGCCTTGAGCGTCCTGCTTCGACAACGGGGCAGAGGCCATGTCTTCGATGTATTCGCCGCTCTCGTGAAGCAGGCGAGTGCCTACGCAGATGGTTCCGGCACCGACTTCACCCACCGTCTGGATGATGGCAATGCCGTTCTCGTTGAGCGCATCCTTCACTGCCTCAATGACAGCTTCCAGATTGGCGTACTTGGACTTAAAATGAGGATTGGTCGCCTGTTTCTTGGCATTCCCCACTGCTTTCTGTGCAGCCAGCAGGGCTGGCGCAATCTTGCTGAGTGTGTCTGATGTTTTCATAGTTTACCGAATCGGCCCATGCCGTGCTTAATTTTGTGTGCTGTCGTAACCGAGATTCCATTGGCTGCGCTCACCTCAATGAGCATTTTGCCCTGATCCAATTCGCGCTTAACTTTGCGGGCAACCTCGTCCGTAACCTTGGCCTTGTAGGCGTAGTCAGTTTCCTTCTTCAGCCGAGTGGCCGGGATGGAGAGATCGAGCTTCTTGAGATGCTTCTCAAACATGAATCTCACCGACTCCATTGTGGCGGAAATGTTAATCATGTTGCGGCCTCCCGGCTGAGGATGGTCTTGGCCTTTTTAACGGCCTTTGATTGCTCGGGGCAGTCTGGCTCTGGGAAGCGGGCCAGAAGCTCTTTAATGCAGCCCAATGCCTCTTCCATGCGATTGTGGAGGCGGAGTGGATCAGGGCCTCCCTTGGACCAGTCTTGGATTGCTTGAAATGCCACGGAAGCAGCAATCTGGTCGTTGGTAACAGGAGCCAGCGGACTAGCCTCTGGCTCAAATTTGCAGGAAGCGGTGATTGACCCGTTTCCGAGATCTGTGATTTCTATCGTGGATTTTGTCATCGTTTTCATGATTCAGATTGTTTTGATTTTTTCAATGCTTTTTTTGCTTTAACTTTACTTTTCCCATCAAAGATTTCCCACTCAAGAGCCTCCTCGATGGACTCAACAAACAAGGGAAAGATTTGTCCGCTGTTCAAGTCTTTCTTTCCCCAGACTCCTTTCCTCCATTGCGACGCCCAGTAATAGGGCTTCCCGTCGCCGGGATAAATAAATCGCACATTGTTTAATGTTACGTTTTCTGGCAGTTCTTTTATTTTCATCTTTGTTATTCAGTTGCTGCCAGCGCCGCACTCGCCCGCGAATACATTAAATTTCCGGCGTGAAATGGTGCCGCGTCGTGGTTTTTGTCCCACTGCTCGACGATGCGCTCGCAGGCTAGGCGCAATGCCCGCACCTTCTCCCGCTCGGAATTTAGAGCAGACTCCAGCGCAGACATACGCTTGCGGCTTTCGGTGTAGCCGTCGTCCCTCTCGTTCATCGCCACCAAGAGCAGGCGCGACCGTTCGCGCTCGTGTGCCAGTTCGCGCTCCAACGTGCGGGCGTGTTCTGCGCGAACAAACCAATCGAACGCCGATGGGTCGTGATAGTCGCTCCGGTCCCAGAATTGAGCCGCGTCCGTGCGTGGTGTCGGCGTGCTCATTTCGCGTCCTCCTTCATCGCGGCGTCGATGGCGGCACGGGCGGTCTTATGCTGAGATGCAGTTTCTTCCGTGTAGCCCGGAAAATCCGTCAAAAGCCAGCATGGGCCGGATGTGCAATCTTCTAGCGACCAAAGGATGGGGTGTTTATCCTCCAGCCAATCCAGCCGCGCCCGCTCGGCGGAGAGTTCGTTTCGGAGTTGGTCGCGCTGCTTAATCAACTCAGCGACCTTTTCCTCCGCTGATATGAGGTTTTTACTGTGATCGGATAGATACATATTATTTTCCCTCCTTCATCGCCGCGTCGATTTTGTCGCGTGAAATCCTAAACGGGTTCCCCTCGGGGTAACTGTTTATGATGTGATCCAACCGCGCCCGCTCCATATTCAGCCTACATTCAAGGTCTGATTCTCTCAGAATCCCATCAGTCCTTGCACACGCGACTTGATCTAGTTCAGCCTCGGCGCGTTCGGCTCGGGCGATGGCGTCCATTACCTCGGCGCGGGTGGCAAACGCCGCGTTGAGCGTGTGGATGTGGTCGCCGTCGAACACCGCCTGTTTCGTCAATCGCTCCACCTCCGCCTCGGCGCGTTCGGCGCGGGCTGCAGTGGCGACGACTCGGCGCACCATGTCCCAGTAGCCTTCCCCCTGCTTGAGTCCTCCGAGCATTTCCTCGGTCCCGTCGATGGTCCCATTCTTTCTGAGCACCACGCTGGTGAGGCGCTCCACCTCGGCATAGAGTCGGTCGCACTCGATGAGTAGCGAATCAATGGCCTCACCCTTTATGTGCGCGGAGACCTTCCATTCGGTCAATAGATCGCGGAGTTGGTCGCGCTCCTTAGCGAGCGACTCGTTCGTTGCACAGAGATTGCCGTATTCCCGGAGCATGGCGATTTGCACCGCCCGCGCCTCGCTGCCGGCGATGAGCTGAGCTGCTTGCTCGTCCGTAATGTCAAAACGCACGCAGCGATCACCTACGCGAATCTGGTCGATAAGAGACCGATAAATCTGGGTGATGGGCGCGCTCATTTGCGGCCTCCTTTGCGCTTTGGCAGCACGCCGATGGCGGTGAGCATCGCGACTATGTCCGCTTGGCAGATGTGGCCGTCGTAGCTAGCCGCGAACGCGTCTCCCGCCTTGGTGATCAGCGCGGTAATGTCTTCCAGCGGGATCACGGCGACGGGGAGCGTGTTCCCGTGATCTGCATTCAAATCGCGGTAGCTCGTAAGATAGGCGTATGGCTCAATCATATCACTCGGATTGATAAACATCCGGCGTGGCTTAATTTTGGTCTTCATTTGCGTCCTTTCCGCGGCTTCGGCAGCACGCCGAGCGAGGTGAGCGCGGAAACCATCGAGTCGCCGAGCGTCGTGAGGTCGTGCAGCGGGATGACGGCAACTGGAGTGGCTTTACCACCAAGGAAACCCCTTAAGTAGTTTGCGCTTGTCTGCTTTTCGTGAATTACGACCGCTCCATCCGCGTAGTAATTCGCCCACATCCGGCGGGCTTTGAGTTTGGTTTTCATTTTCGGCCTTTCTTTGGCAGCACGCCGATGGCGGCGAGCGCGTCGTGCATTGATTGTTGGCAGGTGGCCGAATTAAGTGCCCACGCGGTCCAGTATGCTTCAAAGGCGGTGTTGATCATCTTTTCAGTATTGGTGAGCGGGATTACCGCGACGGGAGTGGCTTTACCGCCAAGCAAGCCTCTAAAGTAGGTGGCGCTTTGTTTTGTCCGATAGATTCCCAGTCTTCCGTCTGGGTAGTAAATTGCAAACATCCGGCGGGCCTTGAGTTTAGTATTCATTTGTTGTCCTCCTTATTTTTGTGGAAAACGCCCACTTGTTTCATCGCCTTGATGTACCTGTCAGCAAACAGTTCGTCAAACTGACACTTCCACATCGTGCCGTAATTTTCCACCATGAAAAGCTCGTACATAAGCGAGCTTGAGAGAGAAGCCATTGTGTACAGATGGTGCTTTGCCTCACCCTCCGTCATTTTCTGAATCATTTCCCAGTCTGCGGTGAAATTGATTTGTTCTAGTTTTGTTTTCATATTTGGTTTTTCCTATCTGCCACCATCATTCAGATTTTCCTGCGGGCATCAATCTTTTTCTTCAACTTTTTTCGGGGCATCAGTAAATCACTCCCTTAACGCCGTTTGCGGCAATCAGCTTTCTCTCATTGGCCTAAGTTTCTAGTGGTTTTCACTTCGTGATAAATCTTATTCGATCCATTGCGGATGGATGCGTTGAGTAGTCGCATGAAGTAGGCGAGTGGACGCAGTAATCCCTGCCATCAGGGATTGTTAAGCAGCGCATTGAAGCAGTCTTCGCGTTCGCTTTTCCGGCCTCGGGTTGCGGCTTGTGCCTCCTACCCTAAACTGCTTCTCGTAGTTTGCCGGTGAATCACGCTTTCGCGTCACTTTGATACCCCTACGATTCAGGCTCTCGCCTGTTAGCCTCGGGGACCGCACCTTCACCTAGTATCGGTTCGCCGTTCGCGAATACCGTAGGTTACACGCTCAGTTCCTATGAACTTCAGCCCCGCGAGAACTAAGAAAAA